GCCCGTGGTACAAGGCGCACTTCGGTGACAAGTTTAAGCTGACCGACGATCAAAACCAGAAGCAGCGGTTTGAGAATGATCACACAGGCTATAGGATCGCCACCAGTGTTGGCGGCGCTTTGACCGGAGACGGGGGAGACGTTATCTGCATTGATGACCCCCACAATTCGATAGAAGCCGACAGCAGCGCCGTCAGGGAGGGTGTGCTGGAGTGGTGGGATCAGGCCATGCAGACGCGCCTTAACGATCCAAAGACGGGCGCGTTTGTCATCATCATGCAAAGACTGCACGAACAAGACCTCACGGGCCATATACTCGCAAATGAGCTAGGCAATGAGTGGGATCACCTGTGCCTTCCTGCCAGATATGAGATCGGCCATCCCACGCCCAACAGATCAACTCTTGGCTTCACAGACCCCCGCACAGAAGAGGGGGAGCTTCTGTGGCCCGATAGGATGGACGAGAAGACCCTGACTACCCTAGAGCGGTCTCTCGGCTCCTACGCAGCCGCAGGGCAGCTACAGCAGCGGCCAAGCCCCAAGGGCGGTGGAATATTGAAGTCAAGCTGGTGGGTGCCGTGGGAAAAGGAAAATTTACCCGACAATATCGAATATGTAATTCAATCTTGGGACACAGCCTTTGAAACAAAGGAAAGCTCCAGCTTCAGCGCCAGAACAACGTGGGGCGTGTTTAAGCATCAAGGATACGACTGCGCCATCGTGCTAGAGGCGTGGTACGATAAAGTTAACTACCCACAGCTACGCAAGCTGGCACAGGAGGCATACGATGACTGGGAGCCAGACGCAGTTTTGATAGAGAAGAAGGCTTCGGGAAGCAGCTTGCTGCATGATTTGAGGCAGGCAGGAGTGCCAGTGCTGGCGTACAGCCCAGACCGTGACAAAGAAGCTCGCGCACACGCCGCATCTGCCCTGCTGGAAGACGGCAGAATATTCTATCCCAAGCGCAAATGGGCCGAAGATTTGATCTCAATATGTGCCGCCTTCCCCGCTCACCCAAATGATGATATCGTTGACACTTGCACCCAAGCATGGCTAAGACTGAGAAAAGGATGGTTCTTAGGCCACACTGAAGACCCCGACGAGGACGATTATCAAGAACCGCAAAGGATAACTTTATATGGCTGATCCAAATGTAATCCCGTTTGCCGAAGGCGCACCCGCCGATGACCTGATGGTAGAGACCCTTCCAGACGGTGACGTGCTAATCGGTGATCCAGAGCTTGACGTAATCGAAGAAAGCGACAGCGGTTTCGACGCAAATCTTGCAGAAGAGATCGACGCACGGGAGCTATCGGCAAAAGGCGCAGAGCTTGTATCGTATTACGAAAACGATGAAGCGGCCAGAGACGAGTGGAAAACACGCTACAAGGCAGGGTTGCGTACCTTAGACCCAGACGGAGGCTTAGATGAAAGCGAAGACGAGAGGGCCACCCGTGGCCTGTCTATCGTTGTTCACCCCCTAATCGCAGAAGCGGCAACGCAATTCAATGCCAAGGCCATTGCAGAACTTTACCCGTCAGGTGGCCCAATCAAGACGGTCATCATTGGTCAGCCAGACGAGGAAATCGAAGAACAGGGCCGCAGGGTCAGAGAATTTATGAATTATCAGATCACAGAGGAAATGCCCGAATACTTTCCCGATCTGGATCAAATGCTGTTTCACCTACCGCTGGTCGGCCAGACGTTCAAAAAGGTTTGGTGGGACGTAAACCTCGACAGGCAATGCAGCCAGTTCGTCAAGGCAGAAGACTTTTGCGTGGCTCCAGAGAGCAAAGACCTCTACACATCCCCACGCTATACTCACCTCATCAGAATGCCGAAGAACGACTACAATCGCTATGTTCAAAACGGCTACTACCTCCAGACCAGCGATGCAGGCAGCGATGATGTCGATCCAGCCGACAGCGTTATTGGCGAAATCGAAGGCGTTGATGAATACGACGATAGCAACGATGACATAATCACACTGCTGGAGATGCACGTCTATGATTTGTTCGACGGCATTGATGGCGAAGAAATGGATGAAGAGGATGAGGACGATAATGCTGTCGCCCTGCCCTATGTCATTACCATTGATTACGACAATCAAAAGATCGTGTCGGTCAGGCGCAATTGGCGCGAAGACGATGAAATGAAAAAACGCCGTGACTGGTTTGTGAGCTACAAGTTCTTGCCGGGTTTAGGATTTTACGGCTTTGGCCTATATCACATGATCGGTGGGTTGGGCAAAGCGGCGACAGGATCGCTTCGCGCTCTGCTCGACAGTGCCGCATTCAGCAATATGCAGGGTGGGTTCAAGTTGCGTGGCCGTGTTACTGGCGGCGATGTGCAAGTTAACCCCGGTGAATTTGTCGATCTCGACAGCACCGTCGATGACGTTAACAAAGCCATAATGCCACTGCCGTTTAAGGAGCCGTCAGGGTCGCTGTTTAATTTGCTGGGCTTTATGGTCGATGCAGGCCAACGCTTTGCATCCACAGCCGATCTTAATGTCGGTGACGTAAATCCCAACGCCCCAGTGGGATCGACGGTTGCCTTAATTGAGCAGGGATCGAAGGCGTTCAGCGCAATTCACAAGCGCTTGCACTACTCGCAGGGCCAAGAATTTAAACTCTTATCAAATCTAAACGCAGAAAATCTGCCAGAAGAGTTTACCTTCTCACGCGCTGGAGCAGCCGAAACGGTCTATGCCGCCGACTTTGATGACCGCATTGACATCGTGCCTGTGTCCGACCCCAACATCTTTAGCACCGCCCAGCGTATCGCGCAGGCACAGGCCGTGCTGCAAATGGCGCAGGCCGCACCGCAACTGCATGATATGTACGAGGCGTACAAGCGGATGTACGAGGCGATCCGCATTCAGAACATCGATGAAATATTAAAAAAGCCAGAAGAAGCCGTCCAGATGGACTGCATCGATGAAAATATGAGCGTGATGTATGGCAAGCCAATCCGCGCCTTCATTGAGCAAGACCATGAGGCGCACATCGCGGTGCATATGCAGTTTCTGCAAGACCCATCTTTGGCTGGCAACCCCGGCGCTAAAACCATGCAGCCGATCTTAATTGCACACATCGCAGAGCATATTGCGCTGCTGTATCGCCTGAGAATGCAGGCCAGTGTGGCAATGCCACTGCCGCCACTGCCCGACTTTAAAGACCCCAACTTTAAGTTTGAGGACGTTGATCCAGAGCAAGATCGCTTAATTAGCCAACGGGCCGCAGAAGTGGTCAGGGCCGCACCCCAGATGAAGCAGATCGAAGCGATCAGGGGCGTTGGTCAGCAGGGTCAAGGTCAGGGCAATCCATTGGAATACGCGCAGCAGTTGGCAAAGTTGGAGACCGAAGCCCTCACGGCCAGAACACAGGCGCAAATTGCTGCCGATCAGGCCAAGGCTCAGTCCAACATTCAGATCAAGCAGGCAGAGGCCAAGCAGGATATGCAGATCGAAATGGCAAAGGCGCAAGCCGACTTGCAGGCGAAGGTCACAAAGCTGGAGGCCGAATTGCAGCTTGAGCGGGAGAAGAACGCAGCAAAACTAGAAATGGAGGCAATGAAGAATGTACCCCCCACGATATAATTTGCCCCCCATAAATCCTGCCGCCTTCGGCGGTTTGCCGAAAGAGCAAGCGCAGGGTGCGCGGCCCCCGCCCTCCTCCCAAGGTGGGGGTCAGCAGCCCATAGACATGAATAAATATTTAATGAATAAAGTAGCTGAGATTCGACAGCGCATGGGCGCTGGTGATATGGGTGCCTTGACGGCGATATCGGACGCCGCACAGGTTCCAGTACAGCAGCCCCCTATGCAGGGGCCACCTCAAAGACAGGGAATGGCGTGATGGATGAAAAACAGGGCGCGTTTGCAGATTTAGATTTTAAAGATAAATTTGATGATTTTGATTTGCCTGTTTCTGGCAACATTAATATTGACGGCACCTCAAATGAACCACGTTCTGAATTGGATTTATACAGAACATTTGATGGCAGGATGGGCAGCATTAAACCCTCAATCGGCTACACTATTGAAGAAACAAAATCCAGAGATGGCATGGCTGACGTTAGAAACAAGGCCAGAACTGTGCGTCTTGGTCTGGATGGATCGACCACATTGGGGCCAGTAGATTTAAGCGGAAACGTCATGGGCAGCAGAACCATGCAGGACAAAACCTATACGTTTCCCTTTGCCACTTTCACGCAGGAAAGCTCCAGCACATTTTCAAAATTAGGTGCAGCGGCAAAGATGGGCGCGTTTGATTTTGAAATTAACAGGCAAAAATCAAGCGGCATGGAGCCAGTATATTCTGGATTAATTGGCATGAATTTTGGCAATGGTGGTCGCATTAGCTACTCTGACAGCAGCACTGGCGAACCAAGAATTGACGCCAGATATCGAATGGAGTTTTAGGTATGAACGACAAGATGTATAGGCAGAACGGCGCGTTTGCAAATATGGTTCCACGCCAGACGGTGATTGGCAATCAGCCGCACATGCTGGCTTATATCAACCCGTCCGAGGAGCAATTGCTGCAAGAGTATCGAAATGATGCGCCCGTACTTGCTGGGCCAGACGGTGTGCCTTCCTATGCTATTTTTGGCTATGACAGCGTTAGTGATATGTTTGACGGCGGTGGGCCGGGCAAATCTGGCGCACAGTTTAGCGGAGCGGGTGCCGCAGACTTGGATACGGACGGCGATAATTACATTTCTCAAAACGAATATTCGGCAGGGAAATCAGCGTCCGAGGCGAATAGAAACAACAAAATTTCCAATGCCTATGACAATAAAGACAACTTCATCAGTGGGATCAGCAACTCTGTTGGCGCACTGCCACGGGGTTCAATAGTTGCGGAGGCAGCGCGTGGTGGCAATATGGACACCATGAAAACCACTGGGATTGCAAACTACTTGCAGGGTGGTGGAATGCCGGGCGCTGTTATCAGGGGAATTACGGGCGCGGCTGGAGATATGGGTAGAGCCTTAACGCCAGAGCCAGTGCAAGCCTTTGCAGGGGGCTTTGGTAAAGCCGTTAGAGGTATGGGCCGAGAATTAACTGGTCAGGGCAATCTTACAGCAGCGCAAGAGCAAGAGCGATTGGCTAAGAGTACAAACAGCATCTTTAATCAGGGCGGCGAGGCTCCCCCCCAAGACGTTATTGATGCGTATATAAATGAATATAGACGCACAAACCCACGGGCATTTAGGCAGGCTGTGCCTGCGCCTGCGCCTGTGCCTGAGACTCTTTATTATGACGATGACCCATATTCAGATCAAAAAACTAATGCGAACTTAAAAGACAAAGTTGTTTTTAAAGACGGGATGTA